TTGCCGGGTGGTAATGTTAGCGTCAAACCAGATCCTAACGAGCCGGTCGACCTGTTGCTGTACTCCCAGCGCGGCGTATTGCCTGCCATATCCAACAGTACGGTCACCGAAGTAGTGTTTTGAAACCTTCACGAGCTTCTCGCACGGCATGCCGCCCGGCTCTGCAACATCCTGCAGATTGTAGACGGTGAGCAGGTTCTCAAACAACATTTGATCACCCCTCTTCCGTCATCTTCTGCGCGAACAGCCGATTGTTCAGGGCGTATCGGAGCATCCGGGGCATGCCTGCGTCAGAGTCTGCGCGGCGCCGGTAAAGGTAACCGGCATACATCACAAGCAGGTTCGCATCCCCGGTGCTGTTCTCGAAGTCAAGCGTGATACCCTCTCGGGCTATCTCTGCTTCCGCCGCCGGGATAATTAAATCTTCAATGTACTCATCAAAAGCGCTTCCGGCAATCTGCAGATTAAGCTTGACCATATCAAGGATATCGTCACGCGTCATTTTTCTTCACGCCCCTTTTTGCTTTCGGACGGGAAGCGGGTGAAGCTGATTTCTGCGGTTTCGGGCTTTCGCTCTCGACCACTTCCACCAGCTTGCCCGGGTGAGCCATGATCTCCGCGCCCCGTGCCTCTGTTACATCGATAATGTCACCGATTTCGTAATCTGCCCCGGTGATCTTATCGTTGAAAGCAACGCATACTTTCAGCTTCATTCATCCCACCTCCCGGATTAAGCAGATACTTTCTTCTTCAGAAGATAGATATATTCGCCGTCCAGCACCTTGCCGTCGTTGATAACAAGGGCTTTCTTTACGTACTGGTTGGTTTCGTGATCAAAATAATCAACCACGGTGAACTCGAGGTTGCTGTTGATCGCGTAGGCCTTCTGCGGAACCCAGTACATGCCGAAGTACTGACCATTCGTCGCGGTGTCGAAGTCCTTTAAGCTGTCGTTTTCAACAAAGACAACCTCTTTGCCCTTGAAGGTTGCCTTCTCGGTGCCATCAACCGGGTTGAAGGTCTCGGCATAAACCGGGTGCTTCTGGGTGTCGGCAAGAGTCTTGATCACAGACTCGTAAGTGGCAGCAGTCATAACAAATTCCGGACGCTCTGCTCTCATGCCGAGCGGGATCTTAGCAAAAAGCTTTTTCTGCCATGCGGTCCAGTCAGCTGCTTCCGCTGCGGTGAACTCGATGATGTTGCCTGCCGGGATGCGGGAGCTCTGCGCGGCGGCCTCGGTCAGGATGCCGACGCACTGATTGTTGGCTTCCGTACCGGTCATGATCTCGATGTCCATTGCCTTAACGTATGCTTCCGCAACGACCTTAGCGAATTCCTGTTCGAATACCGGGACGGAAAGCACGGTCTGCAGAAGTGTGCGTGCCAGTCTGATCTCACCGATCTTGTAGCCGAACGATACATAACCAGTGATTCCGCCGGCATCCTGTCTGAAGGACTTGGTCGTCTCAGTGATACGATTGAATGTTGCGCTGAAGGATCCGATCGGATACTTAACGCCGCCCTTCAGGTTGGTTTTGCGGACTCTGTTGTACAGCTGTCCGTGCACTTCGCTTACGCCTTTGATGATCTCCTGCATAACCGTCTCCGGGATAAGTACACCAAGATCGGATGCAGTGCCTGTTTCATCTGCACGCTTATCAAATTCAAGTACGTCTTTATTCAGTTTTCCTGTCTGCACCCAGTCGCGGAATGCAGTTCTGTACTCCATGGATGCTCTGCCATGTTCTGCGCTCATATCGCTTCTCTCCTTTGATTTAGTCTCTTCTGCGGGCTCTTTGTCCTGTTCTTTCTCGAGCTCGTCAAGCTGTGCTTCAAGCTCTGCAATTTCTGCCTCGAGCTTATCAATCTGTTCCTGCTTTTCGGCCTTCTCGGCCTCAAGCTTTTCAACTTCCTCTTCTACCGCGTCCCGCTCTTCGTCGGTCTCGGCCTCTTCGATCGACCTCTCAAGATCTGCCTCGCGCTTCTCAAAGTTGGTTTCTGCCTTGAGGGCGTCAAGGGCGGCTCTTTTCAGATCAATCTTTTTCTTCGTCATTAACACTTTCAGTGCCATGCCTTAATACCTCCAGTCTTTCGCGCTGTTTGACTCTCCACGTCTCAATCTCGCGCTTCTTGATATTCTCAAGGTCGCGCTGTCTGGCCTCGATGTGTGTTGCCTGATAGGCGGGAAAAACGCAGGGACTCACTTCGTATAGTGGAGAAACCTTTGTGATAGTCCAGTGCACTGTACCATCATCTTTCTTTTCGTACTTCTGGCCATCTTTCGGAATATCGAATCCAAAACTGCAACCAGATACATCTCCACGGGAAATCCTCGCGTAAATGTCCATAGCCTGAGAGTCATTAGCATTAATTTTGATGCTTCCCCACAATCCTTTTTCTGTGTCCTTGAGTTCAAGAGTTCCGGCACTCGTTCGCCCAAGTACAACATCTGTATTGTGATTATATAAAGCCCTTACGTCCCCTTTGATCGCCTCTGTCAACGCGCCGCGTGCGATGCTTTCGGTAGCACCTTCAGCGACTTGATAAACATCGTCGTATCGAACAAAATAGCCCTCCACAATGGGAGAGTCATTTTCGGAACGTGTAGCGACTTCGCTTAATTTAAAATATCGCTGTTCCATCATGTTTCCTCCTGTGTCAGCTTCTGTTGGTCGCCCAACTTATCAGCCGGGATATAGTTTTCAAGCATCACAAGCTCATCCAAACCATCAACTGGGCTCATGCCAATTCTGTCTCTGACCTCGTTGCCGGTCACAATGCCCTGCTTTCTGAGCTCACCGAATACGGAACTGATGGTTGAGATATCCCAGTTCATCAAGCTCCAGATATTAAACTTCAGATACCATTTCGGGGATATGATCAATTTTCTGGTCAGCTCTTGCTCGATCTCTTTGGCAATCGGTCTGATCGTGTTGTTGATAAAGTTGTTCCATGCGTCCCGGTTGTACTCACCGATGCCCAGGACAAAGGGCGGTACTCCCAGAATGGCGGCAACCGTCCGCTTGTCAACTTCGACCGTCTCATTGATGGCAAGGTCTGCAAGGCTTAGCGGTCGCACCTGCTCAATGCTGAATTGGTCCGCCGGGATCAGCCACGGTTGACCGGCTTCTTCCGTGTTGATGTAGTCGTTCAACAGCTTCTGCCTGCCTGCGGGACCGCTGAATTCATCCGTAAGAGCGTCAACCTTGACAATGACTGAGGGTTTCCATTTCGATTCCATAAACCCTTTTTCGGTTGCCCGGGCCTGTTTGATGTTGTTCGCCACATCAGCAAGCGCTACCGTTAGCCCGCGCCCCATCCACGGATATGCCGGGTCAGGGTTATGCACGAAGTGCAACAGGCTGTTGCCCGGATCCTCCGGGATGCCGTCAATCATGATTTTGTATTTATAGCCATCCGTCTGCCAACTGATACGGCCCGGATTGATCGGCTCCAGATCGCCCAGAAGGCCGCCCTTTGTGTGGACGCGCACCACAGAGTTGCCTTTGCCGTAAAGGAGCATGTTCATAACCACAACATCCATAAAGGTTTTACGGGTCATGTAGTCATTTGGGCTAATGTCCAACTTGCGGGATAACTCGTTAATTATCCGCACATCCCCGCGCTCTGTATTGCTCATCAGATGGATGGTCATGGAGCTTATCAGATCCGCAATCTTTCTGCAGGCCGTCAACACTTCGGGGTTGCGGTCCAAACTGGTGTAGCCTGCCACACAGAGCGAATTGTATTCGTCCCCATTAAGCACCCGGATTAAATCCCGGATAGACGCGTCACCCGCTGCCCGCGTCTGGGGCGGGCGTATTTTATTAATCTCATATCCAAATAGTTTCATTGTGCACCTCACTCAGCGTCAGCCCACCAGCTTTTAGCCTTGTGGGTTTTCTGTAAATCCTCTTCATGTCGGACGCAGGCAAAAACCGCCGCATCAAAAATATCTATCCTCATCGACCCGTGCGAGCCGTCAATTTTTTCGTACTGGATCATGTCGTCAGTCTTTTCGATCGCCCGGACATTCTGCACGCAATACTCAAAGGGCTCAGCGTGGCAATAATACAATTCGCCGTTCTTGGCCTTAAGTTCGATATGCCGGAAGCCGTCGCTCTTGAGATAATAGTACTGAGGCTGATCGATGATATTAAACTTTGCCGCCTTCATGCCCAACCAATACTCTTTTGCAAATTTGCGGTCGTGTCCGATCTGCTTAATTCTGAAACCGAGCTTTCGCATGTCCACATACCAGTTCACAATCTCGGAGATATTCGTGGTCGGGGCGTTGCTCATGTCAAGCCAACCATCCTCCTGCCAACCAAACAACGGGATCTGATCGACTTCAGCCTTCTCCCGGGCCGCCGTCACAGGGAACCAGCAATGGGGGATGATAATATCCACATCAACAGTTTTTCCGTCCGGGCGCTTGTAGTTGTACAGCGTGCCATACAGACAACCGGCGGTAAGGTCGTGGAGCTTGGCAAGGTCTGAACCGCCGTACCAGACAACAGGCAGCTTTGCAAGCTCCTTGATTGTCCAGTTATATTGCTGATCACTCCGGCGGAATTCCTCGATGTCGAAGTAGGCCCGGAGTGCCGAAGTATAAATATCCAGCGACCGGCTCAGGAAGTCTTTTCTCTGCTGCGGGTCGTTCTGGGCCTGCCTTGCGTCGTTCATCAGCTCCGATGGCCGGATTGTTACGCCATAAGACGGGTTGGCTTTCTCGTGCTGGACAGGATCCAGATAGTCACATGCTCCGTCCTCTGTCGCATCCGCCCGGGCAATAAAGGCAAACATGCTATCATCCTTGACGGTGCGGTTGAGGATCTTTAAACAATATTCTTGCCGTCTCCAACAGAAACTGTTGGTTGAGTCCCCGGCGGTCGTGATACCGATGATCAATTTGTTGGTGTAGGCCTTCATGGCCTCTTTGAAGCGGTTATACTGGGCCGCCTTCTTCAGGGCGTGCACTTCGTCAACGATGGCGAAATTGCAGTTAAATGAATCCTGCGCATCCGGGTTGCTCGCAAGCGCTTCAATGCGGATGCTCCCCTGTTCGCCGAAGTCTCTGTAGAAGCTATGCCCCATGGAGCTGTCCAGAATGCGAAAGTTCTTTTCCTCTCCCATTCTGATCACGTTCCACTTGAGGAAGTTGAAGCTCTGCATCGCCTGCTTGCTCTGGGCCGCCACGATATAACACGAGGCGCCGGACTGACGCTGCAGCAGGCACACGCCCCACGCAAGCGCAGCAACAAAGGTTGTATTATGTGTTACTGTGTAAGCTTTTCCGCAAAGATACAGATGATCGTCTGAGTTGATGGCTATACACTTTGACGGCTCAACCGCTATAGGCGTTACTGCAACTATAGACTTTGCTTTCATGCGGTCTGCAAGCTGTTCTTTTAATCGCGCTTTTTTCCGTTCAAGCTTAAAGCACGGATTCGTTTTATCGCAGTAAAATTTTACCGAGTAGGCAAAGCAAACGCGCCCATTACAACGTATTGCTTTTTTTGTTTTACTACTTTTTATCCCAAGGCTAGCGAGCAACTCACGAAATTGATCTGTGATTAGCTCGCTCTTCTGCGCAAACTCACATTGTCCATTCTTAGAACAACAACCATCCGTATCCATCAAACCACGGAGCAACTCCATTCTTTGATCAACCGATGATTGTAAATATATGTCTGGGATATGTTTATTTCTAAATACGCCTATTTCACGCAAGGCATTGCGCATTTTATTCGGTTGTGCATGTCCGGCGGAGTCCAATCCGATATCTCCCGCACGGTTTTTATGCTCGTGCCATACGCATATATGCCCGGCTTCACTCAGATGACGCATCATTTCGTCTTTGTCTTCATCAGCGCATGTAATGCGGGTATCAACTGAGTGACCATCTCCGAGCCAAACGCCCAGCGTGTATGGGTCAAGAGGTAAAGTCTTTTCCTCGTACTGTATCGGAGCAGGCATTGGCACTCTATAAGAATATTCGCGCCCTTTTCCGTCACGGCGTATCTTACAGACATTTTTCGTTATTTCTTCGGTTGTAATCTCAAACCAACCATCAGTTTCACGAAGGTCATGCCGAACGCCACCATAGTACTCATGGCCCCTTATGGGCCTTCTTGCTGTGCGTCTGCTGTCTTTCGTTTGCACTGTCCAAATATGGTCAGCGCTAGCCTTTATCCGTTCGCCGTCTTCAAACTCGACCAAATACATTGGTTTATTGAATATTTCAGATTCGGCGATAACTTCAACGGCTTCTCCCGTGGTTGAATAAACATAATCTCCCACATGGACATCACGCATTTCTTTCCATCCGCGCGGTGTCGGGATTGGTGTGTCAAGTGCGAGTGCTTTGCCCTGCTTTCTGGGGACCATGATGAAGGCCTCTTTGTACCGCCGTTCTGCTGTCCCCCTAAAGAAAAAGCCCAGCAGGTTGTAAACAATAAACAACTGCCAAGGCTGCAATGATAAGGGCTTGCCCGTGAGCGGCGTGCCGTCCAGAGCTTCGCCCTGCATATTAACGATTGTTGACTCGATAATGCCGATTACAAAATCAGCGTCACGGGTCCGGAAGTCCCAACGCTTATCTTTTAGATCGTCCTTGAACCGCTGGCAGGCCTGCACGATCTCCTTACCGGCTATTTTCTTGCCAGACAGCACCGCATCAACATATTTCCGAACCTCTGTGAAATGCTTACTCTTCGCCGCCACCGCCAAGCTTCTCCAGTGCCAGCTCAAGCCCGGACTTCTTAGGTTTAGTATTGATCTTCTGATCAGATAGCTTCTTAAACCCTGCCGGAGTAAGGCCCAGGTCCCGCCAATATGCGAGCGCCTGGGCGTTCAGGTCCATCCATGTTCTGAGAACCGGGTTTCTCTCAAGGTACGTGCTGCCGGTTTTGGTCTCATGCTCGACCACCGGAGCCGCGCCGGTATCTTTATACAGTTTGTCGCATTCGTCGCGCTTCTCTAATATTGCAGCCAGCGTATCAATAACATCATCATAAGCGGCCTCGTAGACGCCTATGCTCTCACAGGCGGCTATAATTCGCTTCTTCCATGCGCCTGATTTCATGGGTTTTTCGCTCCTTCAAATTCCTTTCACGTGTGAAAACGGG